AAGATAAAGAAAAACTTAAGAAAAAAGCAAAAAAAGATAAGGAAAAACTTAAGAAACAAGCAAAAAAAGATAAGGAAAAACTTAAGAAACAAACGGAAAAAGACAAGGAAAAACTTAAGAAACAAACAGATAAAGAAAAACTTAAGAAACAAAAAGATAAAGAAAAACTTAAGAAACAAAAAGATAAAGAAAAACTTAAGAAACAAAAAGATAAGTCTCGAATTTTATTTAATTTTAATAATGTAATAAAAAGAAAAAGATTATCTAAAAAAATTAAAGGTGGTGAAATATCAAACGATTATATTAAACAAATATTAAATTGTTTTAAAATAAGAGATACTCAACATGATTTTAAAACTAAAATTATAAAACGACATAACCATCCATCATATAATATTTTTGATACACCCGACGATAATACAGCATTTATAAAAACTATTGTTGATTTGTCTGCAAATGGACACATTACATTTGATAAACTATATTTTATATTTACATTAAATACAGCCATATATCTTGATAATTATTTAGTTTTAAAAAAATCAGTAGATGGAACAGGTATAGATAGTTTTTTACAAAACAATTTATTAACAAAAGTCAGTCAAAAATATATATATGATGGTAAAGTAAATATTAATGATGTAGCGATATCAGATTATATAAGTAAGTATTTAAATGATGGTACTACAGATAGAAATAGAGTTATTTCTCCTGAAATATTATTTGATACAATGGCTGTAGGATTGGACATTGTAAAAGAATATATGATAAATATTGATTTACAATTAAGTTTTATAACAGATAAGGTATATAATAGTTTAACAGGAAAGGGACCGGATATTAAAGACGAATATACTAGTGCATTTGACTTAGATACTTCACAGTTGTTTAATATTGTATACTTTAAAAAAGATACTCATATAGGTATTGCATTATTATTTTTAAAAAATCAATATAATTCGGTATTATTAACTAAACGCGCAATAGAAGAAATTAACATGGGGAATAAAAGAGCTCAAAGTAAGGATGATTCTAGATTATCAAAAAAATTAAGAAAAGGAGGCGATTATATAGCTGATTTAGATTATATCAAATTAAAAAAAGTTAATGAAGGATATATATTAGTAGATGATTATGATGTTTCAAGTTGGCAACAAAATTTTGTAGCAATATATATACCTATAAAAGAGAACCCTTTTGCAAAAAATAATATTGAACATATGATTGAAATAACAAAAGATTATTTTAATAGCAATCCCCCTACACCTTTAGCATCTAATAAATATGATCTTGAGATATTTAAAACATGTGTAAAAGAATATAATAAAAGAGTAAAAGAAGATAATAAAAAATTAGTTCCTATTTCAATTTTAGTTTTACAATATTTGATAATAGATTACCATACTAAAATAACTGACGGTAATATTATAGATATTAATTATATTTTAAACATAATATATAATTTAAAGTCATCTGGTGATTATGGAAAAGTATTATATGGATATTATCATAATATCCATTTTAATAATAATGATGATAATAAGGTTGCTTTGATTACAAATGATACATTATGTGGGCTACACGCTATATTGCGTGAAAATACCGATGTAATTACTGGAGCACATCGTATGGAAACTTATTATGATAATCCTGTTGGTGATGTTCGTTTCTTGGTTATATATAAATCACAAAATAGTGTTAAGAATAATGCATATTTAGTTAATAAGTTAAACTCTACCTTAAATACGAATTTACAAATACCAATAGATATACAGAATAATGTTATTCTGAACTTTAGTGATGAGATCCACTACCTTTTAATAGGTGAAATAACTTCCCATTTTAATAAAATGGTAAAAGACACGATAAAAGAAGACTATTTTTTTCCTGAACAAATGAATAATTGGATAATTTCCAAAACAAAACTTGCTTTTTACGAATGGTTGGATTTTTGTGAAAATTGTATAGTTTCTCCTGCTGATCATATGATACAAGCGGAAAAAAATTTTAACGTACATATACATAGACTTAAATTTTTGATTACAGATTATAATACATATTGTACAAAACTTGCTATAGAACACGAATCTGTGAAAACCTTATACGAACATAGATTAAATAATTTATATAATGATAATAGAGGTAATAGTAGATTTTCAGATAGAAGGGTAAAAAGTTCAACAGCTTATCAAAATATAAGCCAAGATAAAATAACATTAAAATGTCCAATATCTTCAGAAGATAGAAAAAACACATTTTTGTATCATAGCATTATTTTATATCTCATTAAAGGTAACTTTTCTGGAGGTATAACCACATATAATACTAGTGAATTTTTAATATTGGTAAAATTTATTAATAGTTCTTTAACATCTTTTAAAAGATTTTATGAATTAATTCTAAATTTTAGCGAAATTAAAAAAAATAATTATGTAAAACTTTATAAAGAAGGCATTATTGCATTATCGGATAACTTACTAAATAAAAAAGAAAGATTCGATAGCGTTTTAGATACTATAGAAAGTCAAGCATTTAATATTCACCTTTCACAAACTCTACATAATTCAGGTTATAATTATATAGATGTTAATATTGAAGTATATAAATTTTATATAAAATTTATGAATGATATGCGTCATATATCATTAATAGGAGAAACTTTACGACACAAATATAATACAGATCCTCTTACACCAATAGATTATAACTAAAGTTTTTAACAATTTACTTTTACACTCATGACAGGGCTTATAAATCCAGTATCTTTAAATATTACACGATAATGAAAATTTGCCTTACCATCTTTTACTATTGAAACACCAGTGTTTGATATTTTATTATAAGCATCAAACGGGCTTTCAAATATATCACCTTTATTTTCAGAAGCCCAATAGATAATAACCGTATTATCTTTGTATTCTTCAATATTTATAGTATAATTAACATTAGATCCTTTAGGATATATATGCGAATTAACCAATAATTTACTGGGTATAAATGTCATTCCTAAAAACGGAAAAAAGGTTTCTTTTCTACTAATCAAAAATATAATACAGGTTATTACATATATACATATTATACGCAATATAGTGTTATATTCGTCGTTAAATAATATATATATACAAGATAATAATGCGAATATTATTATTATGTTATAAATATATAACATAATAAAAATTGATTGTCTATAATAAAATTATACTACATATCTAAATATGGCTCTTAAATGCAACCAAGATAACGAAGAATACGAACAAAACGATTATCAAGAATATCCTGACAAAAATGCAAATAATTATTTTGATTTAAACGATAATACTATCGACAAGATGGATGATGGATGCTACATGATTAAAATAACAGGTATAGATTTGATACATAATGTTAAAAATTGGTGTTTTAATAGGGCGACTGATGAATCTAAAATACAAGAATTATATGATATTATGAAAAATAAAAAAGATGATGATATAACACCTCGGTGGATATTTACAGTAATTTACGACGAAACTACAGACAGTTTTGATAAATTGTATATGATTGATGGACAACATAGACGCGAAGCAATTAGAAGACTTTGTATTGAAAATATTGGGTTAACTACAAAGTATTACTGTATGGTATATAATATTAATAATTGCGAATCAGATAATCAAAAAAAAACAATTGAATTATTTAAAAAAATTAATAATAACAAACCTCTAAATATTCCCGATATACCCGATATGTATATTTGCGATATTGTCAATATTATTATTGATGATACAACATTAAACTCAAAAAAGTCTATTAAGGTTAAAGTGAATAACAATAAAGCGAATAATCCATATATTCACAAAAAAGAATTGTTTAATCTTCTAAATGAAAATGTAGAAGATATTAAAAAAATATCAACTATTAAGTTCATTGAGAACTTGAAAATTATTCGCAATAAATTATGTTTTATGGAATATGAAAAGTTATTTCTAGAATCAGATGACAATAAAAAAAGATATAATACAGCAAAAAATATTGACTTTTGGCTTAATCTTAAAACATCCAGATACCCACCTAGAGTATGGATCAAGTATATATTAAACCCAGAAGAATTAGTTTAAATTATATAATTCATCTGCAATACCCATTTTAATACATTCGTCTGCGTTAAATTGAATATCTTTAACGAGAATATCTTTCAACATTTTTTTGTTTATTTTTGTTTTATCAATATAAATACTATTGATATGTTCCTGCATTTTAATACAGTTATTAAAATTATCATCAATATATGATAGTTTTCCGCGAACTCCTGACCTTAATTCATGAATTAGAACATACGAGTTCTTACATATGTACCGTTTGACACCATGAACACTAATAAGTGTTCCTGCAGAAGAAACATTACTATCAATAACAGTATGAACAGGAATACTCAATCCTTCCATGCAATCAATTATGGAAAACGCTGATGTTATACAACCACCATCTGTAGTTATATGAAGAAATATTTCAAGTTTCATATTTTGTGTTATATTTTTGATTTTTACAGTTTCTTCCAAAGAACGTATTCTTTTACATAAGTTAAATGATGTTTTTGCTGTAATATTTGTAGAAAAGTATATATGATTGTTTATACAATATAAGTAATTATCCTCACTAACATCTTTATCTTCACTATCAGAATCTTCTTCCATTTTTCTCTTTTTTGTTAAAAAGCTTTTATTCATCTTATGAATTTGTTTCTATATAATATATATTGTATAGTTTAATCTTATATTATTTTATTATATGTTCTCGTCGTCGAATAAATCTTTAATTGATATATTATTTATATTATATATTAAGTTTTTATAATAAGGATTTATTTTATCACTTTCGAACATTATGTTAAATGTTTTTTTATTACAACAAATTAAAATATTATCACATATTGTTTTATTATTAGAATAAGTTTGTTTATTTATATTTTCATTTTTTATAGTATAAATAACATCATAAAAAGGTCTATTATTTATGTCGCAAAAATGCGGAAAGTTTTTTTTAATTATTTCAGGATTATCATATTTAGTTAAATTGCGTCGAAAGTCTAATATAGACATTGTTTGTATATTATGAATATATTGCAAATGTAAATCACTATCTG